AACAGACGAAAAGATACCACTTCCGCTAAAAGATCCAATGTCTCCTATAAGAATTTTAACACCCCATTTTAGGTCAACGACAGAATTAAATACCCTTTTTGAACAAGGAAAGACTTCTGACGGAGGAATGTTAGAGCAAGTCTTTGAAAAACTAGGTATTGATCCTAATAACCAAGCCGAAGTAGATCAATATATGATGGAACAAAGAAGGCTTTTGTATATAAGAGGAAGATAATATGGCAATTAATTCAAGCTTTAACAATGTTCAGGATATAGATAAAGCCCTTTCCGAAACTGGGTTTTCGGACATGAATAAAAATGTGATGCTGACTGATCCGAACAATGTTCCTCAGCCTATGGATGGCTCTGCGCCGGTACAGCCAGTACCTACAAACGAAGATGAGCCTTCCTTAGTCGCTGATATAGCTTTAGCTCCTGTAAGGGGTGTTCTTGATGCCGCCGAAGAAGTAGCCCAGTTAGTTACATTTAATAATGTATCTGATGGGACAATTAATTTTCTGGGAGACTCAAAAACAACTGCCGGCGGGGTTGTTCAATCTGCTACATCGTTTTTAGCTGGGTTTACTCCGGGTTTTGGATACCTAAGTGCAATCTCAAAAGCCAATAAGCTTGCCAAACTAGGCAAAGTTGGACTAATGCTCGCCAAAGCTCCGGTAAGAGGTGCGGTTGCTGGGGCGGTTGCTGATTTTGCGGTTTTTGACGAACACCAAAAGCGGCTCTCTAATCTTATTGAGGATTTTCCTCAGCTCCAAAATCCAATAACTGACTATCTCGCTGAAAAAGATGACGATGGGCTGTTTGCTGGAAGAGTTAAAAATGCTCTTGAAGGGCTTGTGGTTGGGTCGGCGGTGGAGGGAGTTATCAAAGGTATTAAAGGCCTAAAGGGTGCTAGGACTGCTGTTGAGACTGGGAATGCGGCTGAAGCTAAAAAAATATTAGACAACGCCGGCATTGAAATTGAGCAAAACCTAAAAGATTCCAATGTTGATTCGCCGGCGCAAATTGAAGCAACATTTAAGCAAAAAGAAGCCCCAATGGGGGATGACATGGATATTCCGGTTGGACAACTAGCGTCACCAGAGGCTTCACCTAAAATCCCTGAAATCAGCGTCATCAGACCCGAAGATGAGGCAGAGGCGATTATTCCTACGGGAGTAACGCAGATTGATCCTAGAACAATGGCTCCGGTAGAAGTCAAAATGAAAGTTGCGGAGTATATTGGAGCCGCCCCTAAGCTTGAAGAATTTTTAAAGGTGTACGAATCAGACCCTAAAAACTTAGAAAGTATTAGGAGAGCCTTGATGGATGGGGATAACCCAATCATCAATTTAGGAGCGCACTCTGGGCCAGAAGCCGTAAGCAAAACAAAGACAGCAGTTGTTAAAGTTCTTGCTGATAAATTTGAAAGTATTTCTATGCCTAGGCGAAGCCAAGATGAGGTTTTATCTGATGCCTATGATCTTGCAAAACAATGGGGAGGAGAAAACTACCTAGCTGAGTGGACAAAAAGGGCCGGAAACCTAAGCCGGCTAGATGCCGAAGTCCGAGCTATGCAGATTATCTCCGGGGATATGCTTGATCAGGTAGGTAAAAAAGCTCAAGCATGGTCGGACGCTTCTAAAAGATTTAAAGCAAACCCGTTTGATATAGAAGCAAAGCGGATCGCTACTGAAGAAGAAATTAACCTTTTGGAAATGTGGCCCAAGATGCAAGAAATGCTTTTGTCCTATAAGGCTCAAGGAACGGGGATCGCCCGTGGCCTTGCCGCCCGGAGATGGACAAAAGATGTTATGAAAAAAGTAGAAGCCTTCTCAAAGAGCGGCCGGGAGCCGCTTGAGGGTGGTGCTCAAATGTTCTGGGCTAAAAATGCAAAGAGCATGGACGAGTATTTGACTTACATCCGGGCTGAAGCCGGAAATGGCGATCTAGAGGCTGGAACTAGGTCTGTTAGCGAAGCCCTCGGACGAATGAAAACTTTGTTTGATGACTATGGCCCATACGGGCTAGTTAGAATGCCGCCGAATAAGTTCTGGATGAAGCTTCATAATGAATTCTGGATAAACTCGTTGCTGTCCGGGCCAAAAACATTTTTTGTTAACACCCTAGGTAACGCAGTAACCACAATGTATAAGCCTTTTGAAGCCGCCATGGGAGCACAAGTGGCCTACATGAAAAGTGGGTTTAAAAATACATTTTTTAGGGACATGCGTAACTCTTATTTAGGCTCCTACGGAACTCTTCTTTCTGATGTGCGGGACTCTTGGAAGGCGGCCACAGAAGCCTTTAAAACAGGAGAAAGCGGCCTTGTTCCGGGTTCTTCCCCTATTGAAGTCTCTGAAGGAATCATCACCAAAGAAAACTTTGCGGCCAAACTTCGGGAGTTGGAATTAAACAATCCGGGTGCTTCCGAACTTTCAAGAGGCTTGGCAAAATTCTTTGCTACAAGTGCTATTGATCGAGTGGGTGAAGTAGTACGAATGCCAACTCGATTCTTGTTGCTGATGGATGAGTTTACAAAACAAGTAAACTTTAGGAATTTTTCTAAAGCTAGGGCTTTAACCGAAGTTATAAACGCCAATCCTAATATTAGCATGGCTGAAGCGGCTTCTAGGGTTCAGGAGCGGCTTGATTCATTAATTATGGATGGCGGGAGGCTATACTCTCAGCAAGGCCTCCGGTTTCAAGCCGCCCGTGAAGCAAAAGCTAGGGGAATGTTTGGCCTAGAAGCCCAAGGATATATTGAAGATTATGTAGAAAAAAACTTTGATCCAACAAAGTCTAGCCTTGCTGAATACGCTTTTGGACAGGCTCAAGAAGCTACTTTCACAAAAAGAGGTGCTCCGGGGTCAGTCCAAAAGAAGATCGAAAGGTTTGTTAGTGAACATCCTTCGGCAAGGCTTCTTATCCCTTTCGTAACAACGCCATCTAACATCTTAAAATTCTTTGGGCAAAGGGCTATTGCCCCTCTTCCGGCCCTGATTGAAAAAAACCTTAAACAAGGAACTTTTAAAGGCATTGAGAATGCTCGTTTAGAACTTACCAAAGAACTCATGTCATCAGACCCCTTTATTAAAGCCCACGCTGAAGGCAAGATTGCCATGGGGTCAACTCTTGTATCTCTAGCTCTTGCCGCAAAAATGGGAGGGTTAATTACAGGACAAGGGGCAGATAATGAGAAAGAAAGAACTCTTAAACAAGCTACTGGATGGTTGCCTTACTCCTTTAAAGTCGGAGATAGATACATCCAATACCAACGGCTCGATCCTTTTGCTACATTCCTCGGCTTTATTGCTGACTTCCACGATAGGGTGCAAACCGGTCAAATAAGGGACGAGGGAACGATTGAGTACACGATGTCTGCTTTAGCTACGGCTATTGCAAAAAATATCACCTCTAAATCTTACTTAACCGGAATTCAACAAGTCATGGAAGCGTTGGATAACCCGGATCGTAAGATGGATAAGTTTATGCAAACAAGAGTCGGCTCGTTAGTTGTCCCGGCTTTGGTTGCTCAGTCCGTCCCGATTGGCGATCCCTATATCCGTGAAGCCCGAAACATAATGGATGCAGTTACTCGCCGGCTTCCGGGGCCAAGCGAATATCTCGATCCGAAGAGAAACATCTTGGGAGAGCCAATCCAAAGGGCAAGCGGAGTGTTCCCTGATTCTGGGGTTGATGATGCCTTTAGCCCGATTGCTGTTAACAGCAATAAACAAGACAGAGTTATGGAGGAGCTATCTAGCCTAGGTTACGCTTTTTCTATGCCCCCGGTTATTGAGCAGGGCGGAATCAATCTCGTAGATTACCAAAACAAAAAAGGACAAAGCGCATACGATAGGTACTTGGAGTTGACCTCAACTTTGAAGATTAACAATCGAACCCTACGGGATTCTCTTACTAAGCTCATCGGTAGCCGAAACTACCAAAAACTTGATCCTGAGAATCTGATGGATGAATATGAAAGTCCTCGTATTGGTGAAATTAAAAAAGTAATAGGAAAATACCGATCCTACGCTAGAGAAAAAATGTTGACTGAATTTCCTGAATTGTTTAAGGATAGGGAATTGCGGGACAGGATCAAGACCGCTCGCCAACGGGGTGATAGTATCACAGCACAGCGTCTTTTGAGTCAACTTAAAATGGAGCCAGTTTTTAATGAGTGAAGATTTGCACAGATCAATAGGACGGATGGAAGGAAAGATTGACGAGGTTCTAAAAAACCAAGATTCTTTTCGATCTAAGTTTGATACCCATGATCAACGCCTCCGCCACCTCGAAAACACCTATTTTAAAGCTATGGGAGTGTTTGCGGCTGTTGGATTCGGCATATCGTGGATTTGGGAATACCTAACTTCAAAATTTTACCGATGACTCAGCAAAAAACACTAGAAGAACTTCACAGCCTGTTAGCTGAAGAGTTTGTGCGTAGAATTCGGAGTGGGGAGGCTTCCCCGGCCGATTTAAACGCCGCTCGGCAGTTTTTACGGGATAATGGTATTGACGCAACACCCAACGAGGCTAATCCCTTGTTTAATCTTGCTATGACGCTCCCTTTTAACTCAGAGAAGCCAATCGAAATCAAAGGGCTATCAGTAAAAGAACCCGAACCCCTACCTTTTAACGAAATATGAGAGACTACGCAAAAGAATACCGGGAATACCAAGGAACTCCTGAGCAACTCAAGAATCAGGCCCGGAGACACGCCGCCCGTAGGCTGATGATTAAAAAATATGGTAAAAAAAGGCTTAAGGGTAAGGATGTTGACCATATTGACGGAAACCCAAGAAACAATAAGTACAGCAACCTAAGAATAACTTCAGTTAAGTTCAACCGCTCCCGCCGTTAATGCCAATTTTAGGATTATTGCTTGTTTTTTTGGCCTCTTGCGCCAAAAAAGAGCCTCAAAACGAAGAAATTCCAACAAAATACCCGGAAATTCCCCCTTATTCTATTATTTACGAAATAGAAGCACAGAGTAGAACCAAGTAGTTTAGAAGTTTACCTACAAATATAGACCCCTAGGTATAATTTTTACAAAATTTTTTGTGAAAAATTCCATAGACCCTCGGTTGGCTGATTTTCGAAATTTTCTTTATATTGTATGGAAACACCTAAACCTTCCAGACCCAACCCCGCTTCAATATGATATTGCCGAAAGAATGGAAAAAGGCCCATCCCGGCAAGTTGTGGAGGCCTTTCGAGGAGTAGGTAAAAGCTGGATTGCTTCAGCCTTTGTTTGTCACCGGCTCCTCCTCAAGCCTGACATAAACATTCTTGTAGTGTCAGCCAGCAAGAATAGAGCAAGCGATTTTACGACATTCACCCTTCGGCTGATTAATGAAATCCCTATCTTAAAACACCTGATACCTAGGGACGAACAGCGCAACTCAAAAGAAAGCTTTGATGTCGGCCCGGCCCCAGCAAGTCATGCCCCAAGTGTTAAAAGCGTTGGGATAACCGGACAGATCACCGGCTCCCGTGCAGACCTTATTATTGCTGACGATATTGAAACAAGCGCAAACAGCCAAACAGAGCTAATGCGGATCAAGCTTGCTGAATCAGTCAAGGAGTTTGATGCCGTGATAAAGCCTGAAGGGAAGATTATTTTCTTAGGCACTCCGCAAACCGAAAACAGCCTATATGAGAAACTCCAACTCCGGGGCTACCAATGTAGGATATGGCCCGTCCGTCAGCCCAACGATGAACAACGGCAACGCTACGGAATACGCCTAGCCCCGTATGTAAGCTCTTCCAACACTACCGCCGGCTCTACAACTGAGCCTTCCCGGTTCACGGATGATGATTTGCTTGTCCGAGAAGCCAGCTACGGGCGTTCCGGGTTTGCCCTTCAATTCATGCTTGATCCTCGCCTATCTGATCAAGACCGCTACCCCCTCAAGCTTGCTGACCTACAAGTTGCCTCTTTAGACCCGGTGCGTGGGCCTACCTATGCCGTGTGGTCTAATGCCCCAGAATGTCGCATTAATGACATTCCAAACATCGGCTTTGATGGAGACGCATACTACCGGCCTTTCCAAGTCTCCAAAGAATTTGCTGAATACCAAGGCGCAGTAATCGCCATAGACCCTTCAGGCAGGGGTAAAGACGAAACAGCTTACGCCATTGTAAAGTGCCTTCACGGACAGCTATTCTTAACCGACATCGGCGGGTTCCGGTCTGGGTACACCAACGAAACCCTTGAAGCTCTAGCCAACGCCGCCAAGCTCCACAACTGCAACTACGCAGTTTATGAAGCTAACTTTGGTGACGGAATGTTTGGCGAATTACTTAAACCCGTATTTGGGCGTATCCACCCCTGCTCTTTAGAAGAAGTTAAACATAGCATCCAAAAAGAGAAGCGTATTATAGACACCCTAGAGCCGGTAATGAATCAACACCGACTCTTTGTTGATCCAAAAGTAATCCAGAAAGACTTTGATAGTATTGAAAGCGATGGTGAGGAAGCCCAGCAGTACCGGCTATTCTATCAGATGTCCCGCCTTACCCGTGATAGGGGAAGCCTAGCCCACGATGACAGACTCGATGCTGTAAGTATAGCCGTGGCCTACTGGGTTCAAGCCATGGCCCGTGATGTCCACAAAGCCCACCAAGAGTACCGACAAGAGAAATTAGATTTAGAGCTAGACAAGTTTATGGAAACCGCTATTGGAAAAGGCAGAGCAAAACATGACACTTGGCTAGACCTATGAAATCCTTTTCATCTATTAACAACACCCCTTTCGTACCTATGCGCTGGATAGGTAGGTTTAACCACTCACCTAAAGCCTCTAAGATGCCCGAAAACGGGCCTCAGATGGGCCTAGATGGAGTCAATAGTGTTGGGCAGGGTCAGGACAGCGGCCCCACCCCTCAAAACGCCGACAAAGGCGTTCAAACCCCGAACAGCAACCAAACCCCGGCTTTAGCCCTTGAAGTACCCGGTATTGATTTTGGCGGTGGCGTTAACTCTGCTCCCGTCAGGTTGTCACTCTCCCCGCTCCCCCCAACAAAATCCTAAGCAAGTTTACCCAATGTCGGCAGAACTTGCTACATCAGTCATTGAGCGGATTCTTAAATCCGAGGGGGCGATGACTACTCAATCAGGCAAAAAGGAATACTACGGGTTCCGTGAAGATCACCCCAGCTTCCCAGCCATTCGTAAGCTAGTCCTAGCTCATGGAACCGAATCAACTGAAGTAAAAGCTTTGGTTTCCGACTTGATCCGTAAACGGGCTGAGGCGGCGGGTGCTCTTAACTTTAGCTCACCGGGAGTTCAGGCGGCCATTCTATCCATAGCTCACATGAGAGGCGAGGGAGGTGTTCAGGCTATTCTTAATTCCGTGGCGGGTGAGACTATTGTAAAATCAGCCAAGCTCACCCAAAAGACAATAGACACCATAAACTCAATGCCCAAAGAAGAGTTTCAAACCAAGCTTAGGGAAGTCCGGGAGAAATACGACAAAGAGATTTATGGAAGTAAGATTGATTCCATTATTATTAAAGGAACCTTAGTCAAAGGTAGATGGTGGACTCTATTTGGTAACGGCCTTACTAAGAGATACGACAGGGAGAGACAAGAGTACCTAGAGCTTGCTTAAGGTTATGTTAAACTTACTTAATGGTAACTTAGTATTTATTTTAGTTTACTTTATGTTTTGCTTTATAACAATGTATATAATATCTGATAAAAATAGATAATGATATATGCCTAAGCCAAAACTTGAAGTTAACTTAAAGTTACTTAAGAAGTATATATCTAGACCAAAGAAGATTGTCAAGCTTAAACCGAAAGAATCCTTAAGACATATCGGTAAGTATATTGGTAAGTATCCTAAAGTCATCCAAATAGGTAGCCACAAGATACCGGTTTATTATTACCAAAGCGAGGGGGAAGCTATGGCCCTTTCGGGGGATAGTAAGATAT